GAGTCCAATTTGGTATCGTAAAGCTAGAGAACCTGGAGTGCCAGAGGTTGATAGAATGTTGACACACGTATTGAGAAACAACAATTTAAAATTTGACACAAACGGTGAATACACCTTGAACTATCGGACAGGTAATACACAATTATCTGTGCAATCTGAATTCTTCTTACAAGGTAATAAGAAGATGTTTGAAAAATATAATGGAGATTTACCATGGACAAAAAAGACCTGATTATAGGTGCATTTAAGAACTACAACTACGAACAAGTTAAACCATGGATTGAATCCATCAATGAATGTGGTTTCAAAGGTGATAAAGTTCTAATTGCTATCGATGCAACAGCAGAAACAATTGATAAAATCACAAAAGCTGGATTTACAGCCATATCAGCACAATCTATGTCTGGCGCAATGTTTCATATGGAACGTTTCATTCACATTTATGACTATTTGAAGAAACATAGGGACGATTATCGTTATGTCGTCAGCACCGATGTTCGTGATGTAATCTTCCAACTTGATCCTATGGATTACTTGTCAAAAATACTCACACGTAATTCTGGTTATGATTTGATTGGTGTATCTGAATGTATCAAAATTAAAAATGAACATTGGAACCGTGACAACATTTTGAAATGTTTTGGTCCGTATTTCTATGAACAAATTAAGGACTATGAAGTGTTAAATGTTGGCACACTCGCTGGCAAATCAGAAGTTGTTTGTGACTTGTGTGGTATGTTATATCAACTATCGTTGAACAGAGCAGATTGGGTTGCTGACCAAGCAGCATACAATCTTTTGATGAGTTGGTTCCCATACATCGATAGAACGTTCATTAGTGGACTGAATGACGGTTTCTGTTGCAACCTACATGTTACAAATAAACCAGTTGAAAAGGACCACTTTGCACCTTTCATTACAGAGAAACATCCAATCTTTGAGGATGGTTTTATGAAAACTGGAGATGGATTATCTTATTATATTGTTCACCAATACGACAGAGATCCAGAACTGAAGAAATTTTACCATGATAAGTATGGTGTTGAAGAATTAATTACAATTAGGACAATATAATGATTACTATCGTTACTGCTTTTTATGACATTGGTCGAGGTGATTGGACTCCAGATAAAGGTTTACCACACTATCTACAAAGAACTACCGACACATACATCGAACGTTTCTCACATATGGCTCAATTGGAAAATCCAATAGTCGTATTTTCTACACCAGATATTATTGAAAAATTAAAACCTTTGCGTGGTGATAGACCAACAAAATGGGTTTCATTTGATATATTCAACAAATATGATAATTTAATTAAAGAAATTTACAATATACAAAAGAGTGAGAATTACCAAAGTATGATTCATCCCTCACAACGATTGAATCCTGAGTATTGGAATCCGCATTATGTTGTTGTTAATTTTCTAAAGTCTGTGTTTGTTAATTTGGCAATCAAATACAATATGGTCGATACAGATTTAGTTGCTTGGCTCGATTTCGGTTATTGTCGAACAGCAGATAAAGTTCCAGAAAGTAAAAGATGGTCATATGATTTTGATATTGAGAAAATGCATCTATTCAATTACAAAGACTATGATAATACACCCATTCAAAGAATCATATCAACAAATGATGTGTTTATTCTTGGAGCTAAAATTGTTGGTGGTAAATCTGCATGGCCAAAATTTGAAACCCTTATGAAAGATAGTTTGGTTGAATTGGGCCAAAATGGTATGGTAGATGATGACCAAACACTTATGTTAATGTCAACAATCAAACAACCAGATTTATTCGAACTACATAAGATTCCAGACCATCAACTTGGATTGGATCCATTTGTAATTTTTAGTGATTTTAATAAGGAAGTATAATGAGTGATGTAATTAAATTTAACACAGAAACACAAGCATTTGGTGTCCAACGAGCACCCTTTAAATGTTCAGGATATGGTCTTGGTGAATTGACGAAAGGTATGAAGAAGGGCCTGGAAATTGGTTGTTCTGAGGCACACACCTCTAAATTTCTCCTAGACACTAATCCAGATTTGACATTAATTTCTATTGACCCGTATGTTCCATATACAGATTGGAATGGCAACGTATTGAATGATAGACAAGAGTTTTTTGAACGTGTCACAAAAGAGATGGCTGTTTATGGTGACAGATTCGTTTTGATTAGAGACTTTTCTGACAATGTGTTTGACCGATTTGAAGATGGTGAATTCGATTTCATCTTCATCGATGGTTTACATACTTACGAACAACTTACAAAAGATTGTCACAACTATTTCTCTAAAGTTAAGTCTGGTGGCATATTCTCTGGCCACGACTATGAGGTTATTCCAGGTGTCAATCGAGCAGTAAAAGAATTTGCTGCTGGTAGAACTGACAAGATTCTTACAACTGAATGTGATGTTTGGTATTGGTACAAATGAAAACAATTTTTATTATAACTTCCGCTTTAATCCCAGCAATTGGTGTTTTCAGTCCTGATGAACGTTTGAAGCAAACGCTAGAAACTGTTGATTCCATTAGGAAAAAATCTCCAGAATCATATATCATACTGTCTGATATATCTTTAGATAAACTATCAGACAAATATTCTGAACTTGTATCTAAGGTTGATTTGTTCTTAGACCTTTCTGGTGTTGATTTCTTACTACATTTCACCAAAAATGGTATGAAAAGTCAAGCTGAATGTGCGATGACTCATGTTGTTATAGATTACTTGCAACAAAATCCAGAACTGATGGACGGTGTTGACCGCATATTTAAGATAACAGGACGATTACAACTGGATGATGGTTTTGACATGAACCAATATGTCGGTTTGGAAGGTAAGTATGTTTTTAAGAAACGTGTGCCAACTTGGATGTCAGAACCTATCCACGGGGCAACTCATGTTTTTGATACTAGGTTGTGGTCTATGTGTTCGTCTTTGATGGATACACACGCAGCAGCACTAGAAAAAGTCTTTCCTTTACTAGGTCCTCTTGACCTGGAACATGCATATTTTACAATTATCGACAAGGATTTGGTGGTAGAATTCGACAAAGTTCATTGCCGAGGACAAGTGGCATCCACAGGTGAATGGAAATTTGACTAATTTAGTTCACTATATATCGAAGCCAAGATTTGACAAATTTGTTAATCTGTGTTATAATCCATTATAAATAAACCTACGGACAACCAAAGTGTGTTGTATTTCAATAGGTAGACAATGTTATCATTCAAAACTTTCCTAACAGAGCAAGAAGATCCTGAAGAAGGTGCCAGCCGTCAGATTAAACACCTGACGCATGTGGAAGACCGCCCTCTCCAAAATGGTGAAAAAGGTGCCGCACACGCAATCAGTTCCTTGGCAGCTGCAGCAGAACACATCAAGACAGGTAAAAAATCTTCAGAATTGACTACAAAATATGATGGTTCACCTGCACTTGTTTATGGTCATCATCCAAAAACAGGCAAATTCTTTGTTGCATCCAAGTCTGCTTTCAACAAAACACCAAAGATTAACTACACACCAAAAGATGTGGATGCAAACCATGGTCATGCACCAGGTCTTGCAGCTAAATTAAAAGACGCATTGACACATTTACCTAAGATTGCACCTAAAAAAGGTGTATATCAAGGTGACATGATGTTTGGAACAGACAAAGAAGATAAGAAAACTGAAAAGGGTGGTGGAACATCTTTTCATCCTAATCCATCAGGTCTAACATATACTGCTCATGGCACACATGAGTCCGCAGTTAAGAAAGCCAAGATTGGTGTTGTTACACACCTCTCCTATCATGGTAAAGATGCAGCAAGTCTAAATGCATCACATGAAGTTGACCATGAAAACTTCAACAAACATCCAGATGTATTTTCTGTTGACCCAAGAATGGACACATCAAAAGTTCATTTCAGTCCAGAAGAACAGAAAAAATTTAATGGTCATCTTGCAGCAGCACAAGCTGTGCATGACACACATGGTGATGACATGTATGCTGGCACCAGCGCACATCACGGTGTCGGTGGTCACCTGGAAGCATACATGAACCACACAGTAAGAACTGGTGAAGAACCCAATCACAAAAACTTTAAGAACTGGTTAGAAACCAAAAAGAACAAAGAGATTGACAAACTTAAAGTTGAAAAGAATAGAACAGCTAAACAAACAGAACTAAAATCTGAATTGTCTAAGATTGAACGTAATAAGAAACACTATAACAATCTTTTCAAACTACATGGTCATTTACAAAAGGCCAAAGACACACTTATTGGTGTTATGAACCAACATCAAGAATTCCAACACACACATGGCGGCGAATCTGCGAATCCTGAAGGATATGTTTTCCATCACGGTAAAGAAACTGATAAATTTGTTAATCGTGCGGAATTCTCACGTAGAAATTTTGCTGGAATAAGAAACATATGAAAAAGTTTTTAGAAAAATTACAAGAAGATGCAGCAACACATAACCCTGTGGTTATGGCATTTGGTCGTATGAATCCACCAACTACTGGTCACGAAAAACTAGTTGATAGAGTTAAACAATTGGCCAAAGATTATCATGCAACACACCATGTGATTATTTCACATTCTGTGGATGCAAAAAAGAATCCGTTGGATGTTGCATCGAAATTGAAACATGCAAAAAGATTTTTCCCCGGTGTAAATATTACTGCATCCTCTAAAGAAAAACCAACATTCCTACAACACGCAGCTGCACTACATGCTGCTGGTCATGACCATCTAATTATGGTTGCTGGTTCAGACCGCATTCCAGAATATGAACAAAAACTACACCAATATAATGGTGAGGGTCCGGGTAAATTGTATAACTTCAAAAAGATTGATGTTAAGTCTGCTGGCCAACGTGATCCTGATGCCGAAGGTGCAGAAGGTATGTCAGCATCCAAGATGCGTGAACATGCAAAGAATGGTGATTTCAACTCGTTCAGACAAGGCATTCCGTCACATGTGGCAGACAAACATGCCAAAGAATTGTTCCGTGATGTTCGTAAAGGCATGGGACTGAATGAGGACGTGAATCGTGGATTATTCAAAGCCATCTTTGTAACTGGTGGTCCTGGTTCTGGTAAAGATATTATCATTCGTGAAGCAATTGCAGAATCTAAAGCAGTTGAATTAAATTCAGTTCAAGCATTTGACCTATTGATGGACAAACAGAAGTTGTCCGAAAAGACGAATGATTATCGTAGAGAAGCGATTCGTAACCGTGGTCCTTTGATTATTAATGGACCTGCGGATGACCATACAAGAATGATTACCATCAAAGAAGAATTAGAAGAATTTGGTTATGAGTCTGTAATGGTTTTTGTTAATACCACAAATGAAGCAAGTAAAGAGCGTAACGAAAGATTGTCTAAATCCATCTCAGAATCGGTGAGATTCGACAAGTGGCAATTAGCGCAATCATCCAAAGAATCATATCGTCAAAACTTTTCCAATTTCATGGAATTCAACAACAGTTCAAGTTTTGATGAAATCCAAGAGGATATTAGTGATACCTATGAAAAAATAAATAGGTTCATCGAGAACAAAAATTGTAATGAAATTGCGTTCTCTTGGTTACAATCACGTGGTAAAATCAATATACAATCATTATTT